CTAGCTGCTAATGTAGCTCCTGGTTCTAGTGAAAGTTATACATGTACAGTTCGTAAGAATGCAGCAGATACTGCCGTAACAGCTACTATAAGTGATACTTCTAAAACAGCATCTGATACAGGTAATTCTGTGAGTGTTAGTGCTGGAGATTATATCCTTCTAAAAGTTGTACTCTCTTCATCAGCTGCAACTTTATCAGCTATTTCAGTAGCCTTGGATTTGGAGCTTAGCTAATGACAATATCTAAATTAAGTACTCAAGATTTATATAGAGGAGACGGTACAACTAATTCGTTTCCTATATCTATAGATATAGAGGGATCTTCTGATAATTTTACCGTTAAGAAAGTATCTGCAGCAGGTGTTGAAACTTTACAAACTTTAACTACTCATTATACATGGAGCGGTAAGAATATAACATTTACTACTGGAAATACTCCCGCAGCTACTGAGTTTGTTTTAATAGAACCAACTACTAATTTTCAACAAACATTAGATTTAACACCTAATGGAACTGTGCCTGCAGAAAATTTAGAAAATGCTTTAGATAAACTATCTTTAGGATTTCAATCAATTAATACCTCATTAGCCAGAGCTAGTCTATCTGTACTAGGCGGCACTAGTGCTAATTTGATAGGCACTATAGCTATACAAGATGCTAACGATGTATCTTTGACGGGAGGAACTGTTACTGGTATTACAGATCTTGCAGTAGCTGACGGAGGAACAGGCTCATCAACTGCAGCTGGAGCTCGAACAAACTTAGGCATAGATTCGATGGCTACGCAAAATTCCAATACTGTTACTATAACAGGTGGAACTATTGCAGGAACAACTCCAGATATTAACAGCTTAACTGCAGATGGAACTCCAGATATGGCTAACGATGTAGTTATGAGCTATGATGTCTCAACAAGTACTAATAAAAAAGTTAAATTAAGTAACCTAGATATAGCAACGTTTGAATTAGTTAACGATTCTACCCCTCAATTAGGTGGTGATTTAGATTTAAATTCTAATAGTCTAACATTCCCATCAGTTACAGTTACTGATTGTCTAGATGAAGATACTTTAAGTTCAGATAGTGCTACAGCGTTAGCTACTCAGCAATCTATTAAAGCATATACAGATAGTTCTATATCTACTGAAGAAGGAAGGGCAACCGAGATCTTTACTTATATGTTTTCTGCTCCAATTCTTAATAACGGAGACGGAGGTAAAATGTATAGGGCTATCTCGTCTACAGTTGCAGATGCAGCACATACAGTAGATCGCATATCCAATTGGCCTGAGACATTTTCTAATAGTGAAGGTCATGCTATACAGATACGAAATGCAGGGACAATAAGTAATTTATACTGCCATTTCTATCCTCAACAAACAAGTCTCCCGGCTTCTACAATTAGTGTAGATTTTACTATATATAAAAGAACTTCAGGGGATTCTACGACTGCTGGTCCGACAGTAGCTCTATCCTTCCCTGCTAGTAGCGGAGCAGTACAGAATGGATCTGATACAAGTACAAACCTATCAGTATCTGCAGGAGATATAATTCAAGTTAGAGTGGAAGTAAGTCCTACAAGCTATTCGAATAGCTTTTACGGTAGCTGGTCTTGCTTATTCACTCCAAGTTAAGGAGTAACAATGGATCCTATTTTAGTAGGTGTAATTTCAACAATTTTGAGCTTATGGCTCGGTAGCATCGAGGTCAGGATGAGACATCTGAATGGCGAACTTCGAAATGTACCTTCTCGTAAAGAAGTATCTAGAGAAATCGATTTAAAGCAGGCATCAATAGAAGTCATGCAAAATGAGATTAAAGAAGATATTCATGAAATGAAACGTGCGTTAGAGAAGTTAGCGGACAAACAAAACTAAGAACTTATACTAGATACAAGTATTAAACCTATTAATATTGCCACCGGTAATCCTATAATTTCAGGTAACCAAGGCGTGGCTCCTAATATGCCTGCAAACAAAGCTGCCAAAATAGCGATTATATATTTATTCATTTTTTAAGAAGCCTCTTCCACCAAGGGGTTTTTTTCGTTTCTGGGGGTGGATCATCGGGAGTATCATCCTTTGAGTAAAATAACTCAGCTTCTCTTTGTCTTCTGAGAGTCAAGCCTCGTAATACTCTACCTCCACCTCTATTCCATCTAGCCAATTCTGATCTAACACTGGTATAATCACCAGTATTTAATTTACGAAGTAAGGTAGATTTACTAAAAGCCCCTACCCCTACATTGAACGTAAAGCTAACAAGAGCGTCGTACTGGGCTTGATTGAGGGGTACCCGTACCTTAGTATTAACAGCATCCTCAAAACGCCTTAAATCGGTTCTAAGGAGCTCCTCTGCTGCTGGTTCAGAGATTCTCAGGCCTTTATGTACGTGACTTCCAGTACTACCATACCCTATAGTCCATACGCCAGCTGGACACTTATAAGCTGTTAATACACAGCCTTCTTCTTTCTTAATAAATTCGACTCCGCGATTACTTATCTTCATAATCTATCATCCCCTCTCGGTCAATATAACTATTTACTGTCTCTGGTTGATAACCGATTGCTATTAGAAACCCATAGAAATCGTTAATAAGTTCTTGACAACCGGTAGCTTCTGTCTCGATAGTTATATTTATATCAATACCTTTATATTTTAGCTCTATCATTTTTTACCTCTTAAGCCGGATACTTTGACCGGCATAGTTGAATATGATAGGGGTCATACAGAGTACGCCAATAGCCTCCCCACTCCACACAAACCCCTAATTCGTCAGCGGCCTTTTTAATCTCTGCCCATAATGGTTCGTAGACAGATTTAGGTCGCCAAATAACTCGTCCTCTATCGTCGAGTATCCATAAATCTACAGCATGTCCTGTTAAATGACGTGACCTTAATGTTTGAGAAACACCTTTACGGACATATTCTTTTTGTTTTTCTAAACTTCTAAGGCCTTCACCTACTTTAAAATCAATATCAATACGTGTAGCTGCTAATAATATTACTTTCTTTAAGTCAGGATGAACTTTATTTAATTTAGCAAGATCAGATTCTGTTAAGTTATGCGTCTTAATAGGAGGTTCAGGAGTCTTTTCTAGCTCTTTCTTAGCTACATCATATGTAACTATAAGTCCTACAGCAAAGATAACAAACGTATAAAATGTTATTAAATAGCTAATCATGAGGCTTCTCCTAAAGATTTTATTTCTTTTAATATATTATCTCTTTCAGTTAAAATTTCTGCTTCAAACTCTTTAAACAAAGCTAATAATTCATCATATGTAATCTCATTTGATATAAAGCGATCTTTATATAGCTCGCCTAAAATCATATCATCTACAACAACTCTATAACCAATCGGTTTCATCGGCTCAAAAGAAACCATTAAATCAAAATCTTTATAGCTTTTAAATAAGCTTAAACAATAATATACTTTTCTATAAAGATCTTGAGGTATCATTTTAAATCTCCATTTTCATAGATCTTAGCGTCTTCATAAGGAGCTATACTTCGTCTATATAATTCTATTTTACATCCTTCTAAAGCGCCCATAAGATCGTTATAATTCTGATATTTCTCGCCTTTAACTTGTAAATAAACTTTAGATAAATATGTAAATATGTAATTCATATCTCCAGCATTTAACGTATCTATAAGAGCTAATTTACCAGCTAATAAATCTAACTCTCCCTCTATAAACCTACGTCTTTGTTGTTTAATATAAGGCATTATTCATTCCCCTCTGCGTCTCTATCTGCTTCATATATTCCATATAGCTCATCTATTAAATCTTCAGGCATATCTGTTACATTAATAGTATGTATATCTTTACCTAGACTAGCGGCATATTGTAATTCATCTGCCATACCTACTGATTTATCCCAACCTTCAAGTTTAGTTATAATGATTCCGTCACACATACTCACAAACTTTCTATCTCTCCGTTGCCAGTATTCATATCCACCAGGTAATTCATGAGTTAATGATTTAGAGTGGCACATACTAATAGGTTCAATTAACATCGCACCCTCTCGTATTAACCATGTAGCTACTGCATCAATAGCCTCAAATCGTTTATGCATTCTATCTGGATCTCTATGAGAGTAAGGGGATGCTAAATAATACACCTTCTCCTCACTTAACCCTAGCCTTTTCATAAAATTATTCATATTCAACCTCTATATTTGTTGACATATCATATTCCCTCATGAAATATATTTCTCCTATGGGGTATTTCTTAGGAGTTTGTCGTAGCTGATAGTACTCCAATTTTTTATACGCTTGGTCTTCGTTTAAATATACTTCCCGTACCTGTTCTGCTAAATCTTCTGCATATTTATGAAATATAATGTATACTTTACTCATCTCTTTTCCATCTCCTATAATAGTATACGTCTATTATAATAAACATTAAGCTCTGTAAGGTCAATCCTATTGTACCTAAAAGGTACCCCATTAACAGATAGCTTGTACTCGCTATAATGAAGGCTAAAAACCCTTCCTTCATCTTCCTCCCTATTAGTATAGCACCTATTAGTCCAAAAGTCAAGCCTGTATAGTCTAAAAAACTAATCATTCTCTTTCCCAAACATACCAATCTATTGCATAATTTAAAAGTTGTACTTCTAAACTAAAACCTCTTTTAGGTGTATCAGAAGTATCTACCCAATAATCTTGTATACACAAGTTTATTCCTAAACCATATCGTTTTTCATCTCGTTGATGTGCTTTTTTTATTGTAACTTTCATTTCCATTCTCCTATTTTTTGTTTACTAAGTGTATATGCCATTAACATATTGCATGCGCAATGTAATTTATGAGATAATCCAGATTCTTCGTCTTTAACATCATCTGAGTATCCCACATAACCTAATCTATATTCTAATTGCTGTATAATTGGATCGCTAGGATTATATAACCCTGCGTCTTTCATTAAATGTCTGAAAGCGCTTTGTAATCTAGGACCTCTACGAAAAACACCCTCGTTTAACCAAGTCCCTTCTCCATATTTATTAGCTCCAAATTCTACAACTTCTAATACATCATTAAAATCATTTGTCTTCATCGTCATCCTCGTCCTCTTCATTTTTTACATCTTCTAAAAAATCTTTGAAAGAATCTTCTAATTCTTTAGTAAATTGTTCCCATTCTGCTAATTCTTCCTCATCAAATTCTGTAATATCGATATCGTCGAAGAAATCTTCTTCCATTTTATCTTTAAATATACCTACATCATTTAATATCTTAACGTCAGCTTCATTGTCAGGCCATTTACCGTCAATATAATAAGCATTTATAACTCTGGCCTTATTACCCTCATTAGTAGCCAATAAAGATTTAGTTTTAACGGGCTTCTCTTTATCTATTTTAGTATAGTTAAATCTAGTAGGTAATATTTTATCTTGTAATAATTTTTCCATTTCAGATTTCAAGCCTCTAGCACCCGTCTTATTTTTTATGGCTTCATCGGCAATGCCTTCTATATCTTCATTAGTAATATTAATATCAAATTTTAATAATTCACTTAAAGCTTCAATATTAGGTAATATATTTTGGCGAATAATATCCATTAATTCTTCTTTAGTTAATCTAGTGATCTCTGTAATCTTTGAGATACGTCCTAATAGCTGTGTTGCTAATCCTACTTTCTGTAGAGTTGATTCCATTTTTAGTTCATCATTACTTTCAATATTATTATTAAAACCTATAGAACCTTTTCTGCCTTTATCTTGAGCTTCTCTATATTCTGCAAAGTTTCCAGAAAAAACACATAGAAATCCAGTAGTATTAGCTGACTTAATACTTGAAAAACCAATATTAGAACCGGTCATATAATTAAAACCCTCAATAACTTTTAATAGAGAGTATTGCACTTGTTTATGCATATCAGTTCCTCCAGAACTAACAGCAGGTATACAAAGTTTATCAAACTCATCAAAATATAGGACAGCTGTATTCAAAGCTATTTCATCTCCACTATATCTACTTAAATGATCAGTTAAATAATCTGACATGTTAGGGCCTGCCCAACCTTCTACACTTAAAGCGGTACAGTCAATCTCAATAATAGGGGCAAAGGTCTTATAAGTTAATTCCTGCATAATTCTACAAGCATTCTTAACCAAAAATGTTTTACCGTTACCGCTAGGACCTATTAATAAAGTATGTGCTTTAGGATAGGGTTCTTTCCCATTTTGTGATTGTAAATAAGATATAAAGTGTAAATATAAAGCAGTAGCAATAGTCTCTTTAGCGTGTTGTTGACCAACAATAACCTCATCTAACTTTTCTATTATATCCTGAGGACTTATACTGGTTTCGGTTAGTTTAACCATGGGGAGTCTCCTATCTTAATATGCCGTTTTTATCATAAGTACCATCTTTTCTTACACTAATTCGTCCAGCAGATCCATTATGTCCTTTACAATAAAAATATATAAATTTCCTGCTTCCACTAAATTTTCTATATTGTTCTGTAATTTTTGCAGATCCACATTTCTTACATCTTTGAGGACCTACTGTTGCGCCTATATTAAGTTTTAAATTAACGTGAGGAGCTAGTTTACAGATTAAATCATATGTATCCTTAACGTCTTTCTTTCCATAATATACCATTTTATCTAAAGATTTCTTCCCTACTTTTAAAATAGCTTTAGCTTTATCTCCATAATAATGATCACTAATTATATCAAGTGGCTTTCCTTTTAGTCCTTTAGCTTTTAAATGGATTAAAGTTCTATATGCTTCAATATCTTTCCAGTCACTCCATTGCATTGTGACTTTACCTCCAAATCCTAATTTCTTAGACCAGAAATCTAAACCTTGACTTGGAAGTTTAAAATATCTTCTCATTTGAACTTCAATATCATCATGACAATTTAGCCATTCAGGGCAAGGAGGTAAATCAGACATCAATCTTTGCATATTAATATGTTTGGCATCAAAACGATTACTATTCTTTCCTATAACAACATCGCATTCTTTTACTAATTCGTCAAATTCTTCAATCATCTTCACGGCAGAATCATCTTTTGTAGGATCGAAGACTAATGCTTGTGGTCCTTTACCGTCATTAAACATATAAGTAATACAAATAATTTCTGTCATATCTCTATGATGAGATAATTGATGATGTCTTACTATTTGTTTACCTAGCGACCAAAAATTTCCAGATAAATAGAGGGTTTCTATATCATAAACCATCAATTTAATGTCTTTAAATATTTTCTTGTTCATGTTTCTCCCTCACTATCATTAATACTTGTCCGCCCGGAACCACTTGATCTACATATTTCTTTACAGTTATACAATCAATTTGTTCATCGTCTTCAAATAAGCCTGCATGTTGCAAAGCATCTAGAGTTGCTTTTAAATAATTATCAATATCAAATTTTCTTTTAGTAGGTGGATATAATGCTATATCTAATATTAACCTACCTGTTAAAGGCTCAGCTCCTAAAGATCTCACTATACTGTCAACTTCTTCTCGAAATTCTTTACCTCTTTTCCCTACACATTTTAAGACTATAGGTTTTCCTGTTTTACTTTTACCGCATCTTGAAATCCAATAATGGTTTACAGATGGTGGCCAAGGTAAAGATAAGTTACAAGGTTTTTTCATGCTTTCAATCTCCATTTATTTAGTATAGCACTAAAAGGCTAGTTTGTCAAGCTTTATTAGATAATATATCTATGTTATCGTCACAACCAGGACTAACTGCAGCTGCGACTTTTAAGGCACATTTCAATCTATTCTTAGGTGTCATATCTAACGAACTTGTAGTATATAAGCTACCTAGAGCTAAATCTCCACCGCAACCTATAGCATATGGAGTAGCTACAATATCGCAGCTAATCATTCTAACATCGATATCTAGTTCATAAACCTCTGAACCTACACCTATTAAAAATGTTGCTGATGGATATTCATGACTCTTTAATTCATCTTCTGTACAATCGATATTTAAACGACGTTCACCTTCGTCTACCCATCCTTCTGATCTTAACCAATTTATCAATTGAGGTATAAATACAGTGTGCATATACTCTTGAGGAGCATGTGTATCTGCAGAATATTTAGGTACTGGGAATTGCTCCACTACTAAATTACAAATTACACAATAACCTGTACCTGCAAGTAATATATTATTTCTTTTAGCAATCTTGGAACGAGGACGCTTTAAAGCTTTTCCATTATACCAAGTAATTAAACGATCTCCAGCAAACCATAAATTTCCATCTTCTGCCTTTAAGGCAGCTAAACAAGTAGAACTAATCCTCATTTTTATTCTCCTCATCATCTATTAATTTTCTTAAATTCTTTAAGCTTCTTTCTTTTATTTGATGTATTCTTTGTTTAGATACACCTCTCTCTTTAGCGACATCCACTAATCGTTTTGGATTAGAAGATAAATAAAACATCTCAATATATTCTTGATCTTTTAAAGATAATTTAGGCAATACTTTTTGTATTTTTTCAATATCTATTTTAATATCTTTAGGTTGAGGATTAGGATCAGGTTGATTTTCTAACCAAGCAGTGGAATCTTTTATTTGATCTTCTTTATTCCCGCCTAAATTTATTTCTGGCTTTGCTGTATTGTTAATATATTTATATTCCTTTTTAAGAGCACTAATAATTTCTTGATAGATATAAATTGAAGCATAATTAAGTGTCATTTTACCAAAAGTAGGATCATAATTCTTTTGAGCTTTAAGGTAGCCCATATATCCTATTTGATATAATTCATCATAAGGGATAGGTGTTTTATTACCTTTAGTCGCTTGGTAAATTTGCCAATCAATTACACTTTTCACATCATATAATTCATTATCTTTCACATGCTTATCCATATATCTTACGTACCTGACTTCTTAATTTAATTTCAGTTACAGGAGCAGCCTTTCTATTAACTCTATATAATTTACCTGCATTTTTAGCTGCCCAAAAATCTTTAACAGTCGATAAAAATATTTCATCAAGTTCTTTTGTTCTTTCTAATCTAAAAATAGTAAGAGGTAAATTTAATACTTCTGTTTTCTGTGTTAAATTAGTACCTAAAATACCTAAATATCCTAAATCATAATCACAACAAATCATCTGAGTATACAATTGAGACAGATAATAAGCTGGTGGCCATTCTCCCCATCTTAAAGTATTTCCAGGTTTTGTAGATTTACATTCTAAAAGAATAATCCCGTCTCCTGCATCTGGAGTAGCTCCTAAACCTATATCCATATCTACAAAGAAACTTCTAGATCCATTTTCAAATAATTTAAACTCTTTACCTAGAACTGTATTAACGGCAGATACAACTACAGGTTCAAGTTCTTGACCTAACCAAGTATAACTATTCGAAAATGGTTCAAAGTTTTCTTTATTTTTAACCATTTCAGAAACAGATTTCCATTTATTTAAGCCTAGAAGAATACCCATATCAGAAGCAGTAACCACTTTTGTTCGTAGTTCTAACCAAGCTTCTTCTGTTTCTGGTTTTAATTCTTGAAAACTCATGCATCACCTATAGCTTGATCTAAATTTTTAATTAAATCTAACATTCTAGGACTATTTAATAGCTCTGCTAATTGTTCTGGATTTGCCTTTTGAACAAGAGCTGCAAATTGCATATGCCTTAAAAATTGTTTAACAATATATTCATTGTCATGTTGTCTACCGTCAGCAATTGCTGTTAAAATTGCTAAGTTATAAGCTTGCCCTTTAGCAGCTCTTTGTGAATAATCGTCAGCCATGATATTCCTCCATATCTTCTAATTTTCCTCCGCAACGAAGATAAGCTCCACCTCCGTCTACAAAGAATCCTCGTAGGTGAGTATTTTGAAATAAACCCCTAATTCTATGTTCATCTTCATTACTTACGGTAACGTTAAGATGTTTTAATTTGTTTAAATAGTCAGTTGCATAATGTTTAGCTAATTCAAGAGTTGCTATATAGCATTGACAAGGAGACCAATCATGTCTATGGATACTTTGTACTATAGTAGCACAGTTTCTACATTTAAATTTCTTTCCTGTGTCCATCAACTAAATCTCCGTAACTTTTTAATTCTTTATTATTAGCGTCTTTCCAATAAGTCTTTTCGTAAAATCCACCGGCTTTTTTCCAGTAATCAAATGCTTCAGCTTCTACGGTTATCCTTACATCTTTTAAAACACTTTGCATCTTATCTATCATTATCTCTGATATTTCTTCTATTATAGCATACATTTCATCATTTGTCAAGACTTCGAACACAATTTCATCGTGAATAAAGGCAAGTGGATGTATCCGTTTATCGCCCGAAAAGCGCCGTATAATCTCTACCATAGCTTTCTTAGCTCCAATAGCTGCTGGAGATTGCATTAATAAGCCATTACAAAGCTGTGTATATGTACACCAATCTCTATTGAATCCTTGTACTTCGAAACCGTACATAGGTTCTTTTTCCCATTCTCCATACTCGTTCTTCATCATCTTATGATTACCTGTTAAAAAATTCAGGTGTCCATTTTTAAGGAAATATTCTAAATCAGGATATAAACCGAATAACTCTTGCTTCAATCCAACTAATTCATCATATATTAATTCGAATTTCTTTTCTTCTACGCGTCTTATTCTTACAGGATAGCCTTCTTTACGACATCTAGAACGTTTCCAAGTTAATTGGTTTTCGAATGGAGAGCTTTCTAGTACTTGAAGTTTAGGGAAAATATTATCTCTAGCTAATAATGTGCGCATAGTATCATAACCAATTCCACCTGGGAATCCTAAATTGATAGGCTTAGCTAATTGTCGATAATCTTTATAAGGAGCTTCTTTCTTTTTACTAACAAAAGATTTATAAGTTTCTTTAGTTTTTTCTTTTAGATTCATTAATCTATATGCTAACATGCTGTGCATATCTACAGGCTCTTCTCCTGAATTAATTGTATCTAACATATCATGCATACCTAATAAAGAATTAAGTTGGTGAGCTGTACTAGCTAATTCTAATCCTGCATAGTCAATACTAACTATTTTATAGCCTTTTCTGGGAATAAAACAATTCCTAATATCCCAAGTTACACCTTGAACGGCTCTAGGCATTTGTTGTATATTCACAGAAGGATAATTCTGAGATGTAGAACTACTAGTTCGTCCAGAAGATACTACTGCTTTATATCTCGAACGAATATATGGATTAGCTTCTTTTAATCTAGAGACAAACGCGGTTAAGATTTTTTCACTTTTCATGATATCTATGTAGTTTTGTAAAGTATCTTTTACTTTACTATCTTCAGGTAAGCTTCCTAAATAGCGAACTAAAACCTCTGAAGCTACTGCTACACTTCCTTTGGCTGTATATTCTAAAGCTGTAACATTTTCTGTTATATAAGCCCTTAAATTGTTAACATTTTTTTTATATTTTCCATTTATTCCTAACTGTGTTAATCCTTTTTCTTCTAAAGCTTTATATTTAGGAGTTAATTTAGCTATTAATTCTTTTTCTAATAGTAAAACTCTGTCATGATCAGTTGTTATCCCTAAATTACCCATTTTATTTAGAAAAAAGTCAGCACAAACACTTAAATCAATGTTTAATTTATTTTCTTGTTGAAGTTTATAAATTTTTAAAGCCCATTTAGAATCGTCTATTGCATATCGCTTAGCTTCTTCAGGCCATTCATCTACAGGAATTCCATCTAATTCGTGATATCTTAATCTCCAAGCATCTGGATTCTTTTTATCTTCTGAGATATCCAGCTTAAAATATTTTTTAACTAAGCTATCAAGAGCGAAACTATGTAAGCCTCTTTGCTCTATATTACTAATATGTTGTTCATAAACTTTAGTACATGTAAACTTTCCATCTAAAAACTTTTTATATAAAGCAGATTGTAAGTTAGGGAAATGTTTATCTATAACATTACCTTCGAACTCAGCATTATGAGCAATGATAACCACATTATCATCTTCTAAGTAATTTTTAAGGACAGTTTCCATTTCTGTTTTAGTAGCAACTAGCCCTGTATTAAGATCATCTGCCCAAGATAGACATACCGGCCTTGGAATTACTTCCTCAGCCGATATGAGATAGGTTTCAAAGTCAATTGCTATTAACTTTACCATAAGATATTAACCTAGATTTTTAAGAGTATCTAGTGTAACATCAAGAGTGCTCGCTTTTTCATCCCTAGGAGCTAGATTCAATTCCATTAATTTAATTCCAGATAATCTAACAATCGTATTGTTCTCATACTGAATTACTTTGTAAGTAACCATTGCAGTACCTGTATCAATACGACCATCAAAGAATGGAATTTCTTGACTTTCTAATTTCTCACCGTTTGCATCTACAACAGTAGGAGCAAAATCAGAAGTAAAGTTTACTACGATTGCTTCTCCGTTTAACTCACGATTAGTTTTAGTGTCAACTTTATATGGTGCAATATCACGTAGTTGTGCTACTGCAGCATCAGCTGGATCAAGTTTAATCTTAATAGAATACTCTTGCTTTTGAGTCTTCTTATTAGTTAACGCTTTAGCAGCTGCCATGAATAAGATCTGTCCCTGACCTGTTGAATGTTCCTGTACTTTTTTAGTTCCCATAGTGTTGTCCTCCGATATTTTGTTCGCGGTAATTATTACCACTTAGTTACTATGTATATATTACTTTGACCCCTTATTTATAGAGTCAATAGCAATTTCTAAATTTATATTAGGACCAATAATAAGTGTATGATCATCAGTTATTTCACATTCATGGCCTTTTAAAATATTATAAAGATCCCTAATACGTAAAGTAGTTTCCAGATCACAATATTTTATCTTAATCTCACGATTCATTTTCATTAATGTGTAACTTACTTTATTCATTCTAATTTCTCTATTGGTATATATTCTGCTCTAGCTAAGAGATCTACTAAATCATAACGTTGCTTCTTTGCTGCAATTTGTTTGAAAGTATATCCATAAATATCAGTATAATGAAGATTAGCACCCTGTTTAATTAGTTCTAAAACTTTACTATAAGTAATGTATATTTTCTTAGTATGTAAATTTATATAGCCTTGTAATGTACATGTTGCATCTTCACATTTAGCAGTACTTTCTAGTGCATATCCTCGTTCTAAACGAACTTCTGAAATCCATTCCTCAATATGACTAACTAAATCTTTTATTTTATAAGCTTTAGATGTATCTTCAGGATTTACTTCTATTATTTCACAAGTATTTCCATCTTCAATACTAATAAACTTATCATGCATTGCATACATTATACAACTCCGACTAAAACCAACATAGTTAAGGTCTGCAAAATCGCTACATATAGTACAGTCCAAGTTCTAACTTTCTCATGATGTGCATGTACAAATTTCTTTAATTTTCTCGTCACCGAATCTTCTCCAATAATACTTTCTGTAATGTCTTGTTTACTAAAAACATCGTAGTGAGCTTCTCAGTCGTTCTGAGAGGTATATACCCATATACACCAGCTTTTAATAAACTTAATAATTCTGCCATTATCCAAGCTTCTGGATTTATAAGTGAAAACATTGCTAAACTAATTAATAATATTAAATAGATCATTAACAATGGACGCCAAATACGTTCTATCCCTGCACCATATTTGTAAAGCGAACTTAAAGCATCTGCAGCTGCTACTGCCGATTCAGCATCCGCATGATTGATACTATCTACAGTATCTAAAGCTTTCTCTACAACTTCCGCTTGTTTATTCTTAACTCCAAAGAATCCACTAATTCCAGAGCCTATAAGTCCAAATAATGATGCTAACCACACTTTAGAGCCCTCCTATTATGAATGGTTGTGGTAATAAGGGATAATTACCTGATCTAGCTTGTATATTAAGTCTGTATATTACTTCTTGACCAGTTAAAACAACATCTCGGCCCATTATATATGCTATTTGTTGATCTGGTGATAATAAAGGCATTATACGATTTGCTGCTAAATCATTTAGAACAGCTAAATGTCTTGTATCTGGTGGATTAATTTTAATTAAACCCATTACAGTAAAATACGCTCTATGAAATAGAATACGAGCATTAGGTTTAGCTTCAATTCTATCTCCAGTTAACATGATCAATGCTGCAGCAGATGCTGCATATCTATCTACTCTAGTTATAATATAACCTTTTGACATTCTGATATCATGGATAAATTCTTGCGCTACAGCAGTAGATCCTCCAGGAGAATCAATATTAAGTATAACTGTATCGTTATTATCGACTATATATTTTATGAAGAAGCCTTTTAACGAATATTCATATTTATCTTCCATTAATAGTGCACCTACATTTATAGTATATTCCATTTTAAAGCTAGAATAAGCATAAAGTAGTAAATAACCAACAGCTGTATATAATACAATGCGGTAAAGTGATCGAGCTAGGGATTTTAATAATTTCATTTGTCTGTATCCTCATCTATAGTGTTAATAACATGTGTCAAAATCATAAGTGTCAATATTACTGGGCTAATTAATATAATAAGTAATCCATAAATAGTAATAAGCACGATTTCTAAAAGCTTTATTTTAATAACGGCACCTCAGTAAGTGAGTTATCAGGATTACGCTGATATAGTTTGTAAGGTAATCTACCAAAGTGATATTGCTGACTATGTACAGCTGTTAAAGCAGCTTTATAGTTAATAAAAGTATCTTCAACTTTTAATAGACCTTGCTTAGTTCGCTTTTGCGTATTGTATAGTATATACATTATTTACTCCTTGTTGCTAACAAAGCGGCTAATTCTTCTTTTGTAAGCCGTGTAATTGCAACATTTGAAAGTGTTAATACCTTTACTACTTCTTCTGCATTATCCATTGTTTTGCCCTCTTGTTATATCTTCAAATATATATATTCGTGAACCCAATCTTCATATTCAGCAACATAGCCACTTATATCCGGATCGAAATTTCTAGAGCCATAATAAGATGAATATCTTAAATCAGATTCTGCCATATGTTCAATAAATTCTGTATTTAAATCCTCTATATTCCAAATATATTCATAAAATCGTTCTTGAGCTATATTACGATTATTCATTATTCAAAATCCTCATGTTGTTCAGTAAACTTTAATAATTGTTCTAATTTATGGCAAATATATCCGTGTAGTTGCTCATAAATACCAAGTAATACAAAGCTAGCAAGTACTGCAGGTAAAGTATTTACCGTAAACCATACTATGATAACTATTGCGCCTAAAAGCCAGCGACCTAGTCTCCATATATGTTCCACTATACAGTATTGTTTTCTATTGTTACTCACTTTGTTTTCCTCACAACTCGCAGTGTATTTCTAGTATTATAGACCAATTTTACAGGAAATGCTCGCTGTTTTTCTAAAAATTGTTGTTCTGTGAAATTATTTCTTCTCTTCATCTTCTAAACTCTTAAATTCCCAATCTTCTGGTTCAAACTCGTCTATAAATGTACGCATAAACGTACGTTCTTGTGCATCTTCATCAAAAAGATGATCAATATCATGTTTATCTAGCATTCTACTCACAACTCGCCTCTGTTTCGTTTTGAGTGCCTCGCACTCAGTGTATTATTAATACTAGTATAGCACATTATTTTCCTTTCAGCCATTCTTTAAGTTCGTAATAGCCACCAATATGCTTACCATCTATGTATACTTGAGGTATACTTCTGTGTTTCAATCTATGAAACTCTCCTCTATATTTGGATTTAGTAATATCCTTATATTCATATTTATAACCATAATTATCTAGCATTCTCTTTGTAGCTACACAAGCCATACAACTATCAGTACCGTATACTACAATTTTAGGGTCTTTTAAAAATGCTGCTGTTACAACAATAAGTGTAACTATGGCTACACCTGCATAACCTAATTCTACCATAATTCATCCTCCTCTGGATATTGTGTTTCTATTAATTCATTACTCCCTGGTATAGGATATATATTGTATTTATTTCTTATCTCTTTTTGAAGTAAACGTTTAACATCCCATAATTCATCTATAGTTAATAATTTAAATGCTTCTTCAATTTGTTCTAATAACTTTATTTCCATTTTTTCCTCGTAATTACACTATAAAAATGTATAAGTATTATAGTTAAAAGAAACGGAATACATAATATCGCTAAAAAGAATATACTAATTAGTATAGAACCGCCTAAAGTTATTAAGAAATCTAATATTACCAAAATAAGCCTCGTAAAATGTTTTTAAATACAAAAGGGGCTAGCATACTTGTAGCTACAATAATTATAGCACTAGCAATTAATACAGCCATGATGACAAATAGTAATTGCGCCATTATTAGTCCAAAAGCAGGAGAGCTCAGAACTGCATATAAAAATGCAGCTGAAAGGGTACTAAGAATGACGGTCAATTTAAATAAATACATGTTGCTAACCTCTGAGTTTAGTATAGCACATCTATCAGAGATTAGCAAGTTTTTTAGACTAAACAAGCACCTGTAACTACAGCGACTACAATTACAATTGTCATGATTAGAACTGGTTTTGGTATATCTTTCATGTCGAATTCCTCCAATTAATGTATATACAATATATAACTTATGCTTATCAATTGTCTGTCAAGGACTTGACTTATCTATAAAGTAAACAACTTATAAGCGAGGGTGGATGTCATAAACCTCGACATCTTAATGTAAAGTATGATTGTAGATTTATTTGAAAGAGAACGTTACAAATTAGCCCAGGAAGCAGCTCATATTCAAATGGAGCAAGAAGCTTTATGGTCAGAATTTACGAGTATGTGCACTGAATTCTCTAAGATTGAAAAGCGGATGAATAAGCTCAAAGATCAGATTAGAGACCTCGAAAGGAGATATGAATAATGGGAAAGCAAGTCCGATTTAGCAAGGATGTTAAAAAGTTTATAGTGGACAAGATGGCTCAAGGTTTTGATGTCAGACAGATCTGTGAGAAGTGGCCTGACAAGGTCCCACATCCTGATAGTATTTACAGGAAAGCTGCGACTGATGATGCTTTTGGAGAAGAATACGAAAAAGCCTATACAATCTTACTAACTCATCGGATGGATGAAATGCACGAGCTTAGCTCTAAATTAGCCTCTGAGGTCTATCCTGAAGCTGATGATTGGCGTCAAGCTGAAGCAGCATTGAAACGACGTCTTGATGATTATAAATTCCTTCTAGGCAAAATGGCACCTGTCTTTAGCCGTAAGTTTGATAAATCTGCAAAGGTCGAAGTCTCTGGACAATTAGAAGGACCTCAAGTCAACATCATTAATTACCATCGTGAATTGAAAGATGTTAGCGATATATGTCCTCAAATAGACGAAAAAGACGACAATTAGTCTACAATTAGTTACATTTAACCTACAAATTCGGGGTTTAAACATCCAATCCCGAGTCTTTTATACTGCATAGTTCTACTTGTAATCCCTTGATTTACTTAACATTATTTACTAACCAGTGGTAAACTTGTATATGCACATTGTCTGCTCTACGCGCGCGATAGCTTGGCAGTATATGACGCACATCATTCAATTATAGCACACTTGCCAGAAATTTTCCAGTTAAAATACAGAGTCTCCACCACAAGAGTGTAGTTCCTAGAGTTATAATGTAGATACACCTAATGGTTATCGCTGTAGATGTCAGATTTAACCTATAGGGGGTTAATTGGGGGTGGGGCCCCGGGTTTCACTTTACTCCTTATATGCTACCCAGTACGGTTCTAACCCTGAATCTCAAAATTTCCAGAAAAATCGGGGGATAAAAAAGCCTTTGGCTATATAAGCTAACCAGAAGGCCAGGAAGCGGGGATAGACAGTACACTGTAGGGGGATAGCTCCTAAGCCTTTAAATCTTAAGAGTAAAGCTCTAAGGAAGAATTAGGGCTATAAATTACTAGAACCTTGTCTAGTACCCTCCTAACGTCGGGGGATATACAGTATATACTTTAAATTACTTTTTACTATACATATTAGGACACTAGATTCTTAGATCTTGTCTAAAAGATCATTAAAAGCTCCACTAGCCGCCGGGTTAGCTGGGGCTTTTCTCTTTCTGGGTTGACACTCCGTTCTAATTCCCATATAAGGACTAAAGATATAATTCGGGAATATACATGTATCCAATAATTACCATATGTCAAGTTTTTGATGAAATGAGAAAAGTACTGAAAGTTACAAATGAAGTTACAGCGGACCGTAGCGTAAAACTATTAGGCTGTTTATTAGAAGAAGCTCAAGTCATGGCTAATCGTATGGAAGCTAAATTGGAGTATAAGGATGATATAGCGGTCATGCACGAAGAGCGCAATAAGTTAGAGTTCGAATTAAAGACTTTAAAGAAACTACTGGGAAAGGCTGACAAACCAGAATATAGAAATTTATTAAGAGATTTGGAGAAATAGATGCCTACTTATGATTTTAAGTGTTTTACTTGTGAGATGCAATTTTCTCAGATTATGAGTTTTGCTGAACATGACGAATTCCAAGAAAACGGCATGGTTTGTAAATCATGTGGTGATGGAGATATTAGGCAAGTTCATTTAGAGGCTCCTTCATTTTCACTTCCTGCAGGTATGTCGACTCCTGGATCAGGTCCTAAATTCGTAGGTAAGGGGACTAGCGGTAAGGAGTCAAATCAATCTAGAGTCCCTATTAATATTTTCGATGAAAAGCCTGACGGGGGATATAAAGTAACTAGAATTGGTAGAAAGGAGGATATCGATAATGGGGACTGATGAGAAAATAATTACGAATAGCATGAGGCAGGATCAGATGAAAATGTTGGATATCTATTTTACCTGCGCTGAAGAGGATGAAACTTTAATTAAATTTTTAGAAACTTTGAATAAACGATTAACAGATAGGTTGGAGGAATTAAAAAATGCCGGTTAATCCTTTTAATAAATTAATACTGCAAGCATTGACTCATCCAATTGATGATGTTATGTTTATTTTAAATCATGTAGGTTCTAATGTCTGATAGTATAACTATACCCTATAATTTCAATCCTAGGCCTTATCAGCTAGAGCTATTTAAAGCTATGGATGGAGTGATAGGACAACCTGATACTAAAAAACGAAGAGCAATTTTACGGTGGCATCGTCGGGCCGGTAAAGATAAGTGTTGTTGGTGCTATCTTCTCAAAGAAGCAGCTCAAGTCCCTGGTAACTACTTCTATGTGTTCCCTACCAAGACCATGGCTCGACAAGCCCTTTGGGAGAATATTGATGGATCAGGATTTAAACTATTAGATCATCTTCCAAGAGAATATATAAAACGAATTAATAACCAAGAAATGTTAATCGAGATGGTTAACGGATCGACACTTAGAGTACTAGGTTACGATAAGGACCCTAACAGTATTCGTGGTATTGCATGTAAAGGAGCTGTTTTTTCAGAATTTGCATTCTCCGATCCAGAATCATATAAAACTATGATACCTGCATTAAGAGAATCCGATGGTTGGGTTATATTCAATTCAACTCCTAATGGTCGTAATCATTTTTATGAGTTATGGCAGAATGTGTATAACTCTCCTAGATGGTTTGCTTCTCATTTACAAACTTATAAGAGAAAAGATCCTGGATACTCAGGATTAATTAAAGAGGAGGATTTCCCTCATATCATAGAAGAAGAAGGATTATCTCAAGAGGATGTTGAACGAGAGTATGGATGTTCATTCTCTACAGGTATGAAAGGTTCCTTCTATATGGATAATATAGATAAAGCTCATACTGAAGGAAGGATAACTAGTTTAGCTTATGATGATACATTGAAAGTGGATACCTTTTGGGATTTAGGGGTAGACGATTCCACAGCAGTATGGTTTAGGCAAAAATTAAATAATAAGATAATGCTGATAGATTATTATGAAGGTAGCGGTAAAAGTCTTCAAGAATATGTTAAGATGTTAGAAAATAAAGGATATAATTATGGTACTCATTATCTACCTCATGACGCTCAACAGAGATCCATACAGACTGGCACTTCAACAGCTCAAATGTTTGAAGATCTATTAAGACAGACTCAACTATCTTCTGATGTCTGGGTATTAGAGAGATTGGGAGTCCAAGACGGGATAAATGCTGTGAGAGGTAGATTCTCTAGATATTATTTCGATGCTGGAAAATGTGAGGATGGCCTAAAGAAATTGGAATTATATCATAGACGATGGGATAAGAAGCGAGCAGTCTTCTTAAAAGAGCCTGTCCATGACGGCAATTCCCATGCAGCAGATGCCCTACGGATGGAGGCTATATCTGAAGATATTAGGAATGATGGTTTTTACGCTCAGAATGATATACAGGTGATCTCAGATTATGATGCTTTTGAGTAATTTAGTGGCGGGTCTGTACCTATTAGTATTGATTATCGTAGGGGCCCTATATATTAGTGAAGTCGCTGGTATCTCACTAGCCGAGAGGTTACGAGTACTGAGCGTCGGGTTAGGAATGTATGTTGGTATTATATTACTATATATCTAGAATAATTTTCGTAACACATATTACAGTAATTATGATAAATGTTATCTCAATACCCTTACTCATTGTAAATATGCCTATCTACATTTGGATGCCCATGATAACATTATTAGTATCTCCGATATTAGGAGGTACCTACTGTATTTTCAATCGAATTGAGAATCATTATAGAATTAAAGCAGGCAAACAGCCGAAATTAGATACTTTTAGAGGATAGACCTATGGCAGCATTACCAGCAATTATTGGATTAGCAACAGCAGGCGGATTAGCAGCCGCAAGCAGCGGTTCTAGTGGCCGAACATTAGTTAGTTCAGTACCAAGCCCTACACCCCCTCCTGCACCTCCAGAATTAGCAGAGGTCCCTGAAACTCCAACTCCAGCAACTCCTGCAGATGTAGCTCCTCCTCCAGAAGTCGAGGTCGGCGCTGTTGAAGCAAGAGCGACTCGTAGACGTAGAGCTACTGATCAAGCTTCTTTGTTTGCGTTGAGTCAACAGGCTGATGATACTTCGTCGATCTTTACAAAATCACTATTAGGAGAATAGAAGATGCCAATAGATCCAAAAACTTTAGTGGGAAGAGCAGACGATCTATTTACGTCTTCGGAACGTTATAATAACGAATCTACTTGGGATGAGCTAACCGAGTTTATGTTAAATAACCAACATACCCTATTTAGAACCGTAGCGTCTTCCACTACCGACTTAGGTAACGAATTAAGTTCTGCCCGAGGAGCAAAACAAACTAGACGTGTATTTGATTCTACAGCTATGATAGCCGCTAGAGATTTAGCGGCAGCTATTCAAGGCACTTTGACTAATCCAGCAACTATGTGGTCTAAATTAAGATTCCAAGATGACGAACTCAATAATAACGATCAAGCTATTAAATGGTTAGAAGATGTCAATAGAGTTATCCATGAAACTTTAAACGAATCTAACTTTAAGGGTGAGATAGGGAAGACCTATCAATCTTTTGTTACTTTAGCTAATGGTCCTATGTTTCTTGAATCTGATGATACTGATGGTTTTAGATTCACATCTTTACATTTAGGTCAAGTAGTTTGGACTCAAGATAAAGACGGAAAGGTTGATACTGTTTATCGTAAGTTTACTATGACAGCTAAACAAATGGTCGAAAAATGGGAAGCTAAAGTTCATCCAGATATTATGGAAGCTTTAGAGAAAGATCCTACTAAAGAATTTACAATACTTCATTGTATTACTCCTAGAAAGCCTGAAGAGGTTAGACTTAATGACATGGGATTAGCTCCTGGAGATAAAAGACCTATAGCTAGTATTTATGTAGATACAAGTCACCATGTTACTATAGAGGAAACTGGTTACTATGAGATGCCTGTATTTATTCCTCGTTGGGGTTTAATGCCAGGTGAAGTTTATGGACGAGGACCAGGCCACTTAGCGTTACCGGATACTCGTACTTTGAATCAAGTAGTCCATCGTAGTCTTCAAGTTTTAGATCGTAAAATTGCTCCTCCGATTCTAGCGAATCAAAGAGATATTTTGGGAACGTTAGATGTACGTCCATATGGAATCTCAGTAGTAAGAGACGTTAATGGTATACGAGAGTTTACGACTCAATCAAATTCTCAAGATGTTCAGATTAGTGTTGAAGAATTGAAGTCTTCTATCCGAACTATCTTTTATCTAGATAAATTGCTTCTGCCTCCTAGAAATGAAATAGGTGAAATGACAGCTTTTGAAGTAGCTAGACGTACTGAAGAAATGGATAGAGTATTAGGTCCTACATTATCTCGACTGAATAATGAACTCTTAAATCCATTAATAGTTCGTTGTTTTAGAATATTACTTAGAGCAAATAGATTACCTCCATTACCTGAAACCTTACAAGGTGTAGATGTAAATGTAGAGATCATATTCGTCAACCAATTGGCTCGAGCTCAACAAGTTCAAGACGTATCTACTATTCAACAATGGGTACAAGGATTAGGACTTATTGCTCAATTAGATCCTTCTGTAATCGATAACTTAGATGCAGACGGAATAGCTAGACATACAGCTAAAGTACTCGGTGTACCTGAAATAGCTGTAGCTAATCAAGATGATATCGAGCAAATCAGACAACAGCGAGCTCAACAAGCTCAACAGACTCAAGCTCTTGACTCTGCCGTAAAAGCAGCAGATGTTAGTAGTAAGCTAGATACTGGCGGTGAAACAGGTTTATAACAACTATTGGAGGAAACAATGGAAAATCAAAACGACGCACTTGAAAGAGTGGTTAAATTCAGAAAGGCTCTAAAAGAGATATTTAAAGGTCCTAATGGGGATGCAGTTATAGAATTTCTAGAAGAAGCTTATGTAGATACCCCAGCGGTAGATTCTACTTCTGAATTAACATACTACAAATTAGGTCAAAAAGAATTTGTACAAGGATTACTTAGAGATATTAAATGTGATATCCCTGAATATAAAACCCAAACTGGAGAATAACTATGAGTGAAACAATAGTAGATAACGCAGGAACTGAAGAAACTGTGCCTACTTCTGAAGCAACAGAAGCACCGGCACAAACTGAAGCTTCCACAACTCAAGAAGCTAGTCCAGCAGTTACCAATGAAACTTGGTACTCAGATGACTACTCAACATTAGTAGAAAGTAAAGGATTTAAATCAGCTGATGATGCTTTAAAAAGTTATATGAACTTAGAGAAGTTACAAGGTAACTCTGTTCGTATACCTTCCGAAGATGCATCTCCAGAAGCAAAGGAAGACTTTCTTAATAAGCTAAAAGACATAGATGGAGTGCTTGTTAAATCTGATGATAAATTTCTAGAGAAGTTAGGACGACCAGAAAAATCTGAAGACTATTCTTTTGAAGAATCTTTAAAAGAAGAAATTCTAAAAGATATGCCCAGTATTCATGATGAGCTTGACGACTTTAAATCTATTGCTCACGAAGCAGGACTTACTAACGAGCAAGCTAATGCTCTAGTTAAGATGCGTATGGATGCAGTAGAGAAAGGCATTGAAGCTAAAACAGTAGAATACGAAGAAGGATCTAAAAAGCTTAAAGAGATGTGGGGCACTGACTATGAGAATAGAGCAGAAGCCGCTAAGATGATGATCTCTAAGCTAGAAAAGAAATATGGAGATGACGTTAATTCTTTATGTGGTCAAAGTGGATATAATCCTGTATTGATGCATATGTTTGCAGAATTAGCTCAATCTTATCAAGAGAAAGGACATGAAGGTATGAGTAAAGCAACATTTGGTATGACTCCTGAACAAGCTACAGATAAGATAGCTGAGAAGAGAGCTGATAGAGGCTTTTTAGAAGCTTATCAAGATGAAACTCATCCTGGCCATAGAAAGGCTGTAGATGACCTTCAGAAATTATATGCTATAGCAAACGGACAGCAGTCTTAAAAAACTGTTGAACAGGCTATATTATAGACATTCTTAATAGACAAGATGACGATGTCCCTATTAAGTATTTAATCGTCGTATAGGCTACGATACAGCTCAGAACAAAGGCCCGCTATTAAGCGACAAGTCGTTCGAAAAACTGTGTAACTTTTAACAACAATTATAGGAGAACTATAATGGCTGCAACTATTAATACAGCTTTTATTAGCCAATTCTCAGATAACCTTCACAGCCTAGTAGAACAAAAAGGTTCAAAGCTACGTCCTTCTGTGAAAGTAGAGATGGCTAAAGGTGAGAAACATTTCATGGATAGACTAGGTTCCTTCGAAGCAAGCGAAATTACGTCTAGACTTGAGACTACATCTCTTCAAGATCCAGCTCACAGTAGACGTATGGCGAGTGTTCGCAGATATGATGCTTCTACTTATCTTGATGACATGGACAAACTTAAAATGTTGGTAGACCCAACTAGCGATTACGCTATTAAGCTTGCACGTGCTCATGGACGTAAGTTAGATGATATCATCATTGACGCTATGCTTGGCACAGCTTCTACAGGTGCTGATGGTTCTGGTTCACAAGCTTTTGATACTTCTAACCAACAGATCGCTCATGGATCTACTGGTTTTACAGTAGCTAAGTTTAACCAAGCATTAAGAATCTTAGAAGGTAACGATGTTGATGTTGACGGTGAAAAATTATACCTTGCAATCGGTGCTCGTGCAGTAGAAGATCTATTAGGTGACACTACTAATCAAATCACTAGTTTCGATTACCAAGACGGAAAAGTACTTTCTACAGGAAGTCTTCCATCTTTCCGAGGCGTAAATATCATCCGTACGCAACGTATTACTGATGAGACTGCTGATACTACTTATCGTGGTTTATTGTATACTGACGACACTGTTCGTGTAGCAATGAATAAAGATATGGACGTTAAAACAGCAGAACGTGCTGACTTGAATTTCGCACAACAGGTCTCTACTTACATGCAGTATGGTGCTGTACGTATGGAAGAAGACACTGTAGTAGACATTCTTTATCAATAAACTTTAATCCGATAGGTAATAATAAAGCCTATCCTAAATAGAGGAAAATTATTATGGCAACTGTAAAATCAACAAACGTTACTAACGTTGAATCTACTCCTCCTACTACTCTTGATAGAAAGAAAGGAAGAGTAAAAACTCACATCGATAAGATAGCTTTGGCTACTACTGGTGTAGATAACGCAGACGATAACATTCTTATGTGCCCAATCCCATCTAATGCAGTTATATTAGATGTAATGGTACTTAATGACGATCTAGACTCTGATGCGTGTCCTACATTAGCTACTAACGTAGGCCTAGCCTATAGTGGTATCGGTGGTACACAAAAGAAAGATGGCAATACTTCCGGTACTGTTATTGATGCTGACTGTTTCGCTACAGCCGCTACTACACTTCAAGCTGCAACAACTACTTGGACTTCACTTCGTTTCGAAGCTGATGACATTGTAGATGTTACTAAAGAAGCTTGGGAAGTAGCTGGTCTGACTACTGATCCAGGCGGGATATTTTACGTGATATATGACTTGACAACTGCTGCTGCAACAGCTGCTGCAGGTGATCTTGTTACTCGCGTAGATTACATCTAGTCTTTTTAGACCTTGAGGCTCTTCGGGGCCTCACTACTAAGAGGATTATTATGTATAGAATAAATAATTTAGAAAGTGGTTATGACTTTATAACCTTATACTTCGAGTCTCATAAAGAGATGGAAGAAGCTGCAACTAAATTATATAGATATATGAAGAGAGTAGGATTTAAACATTACGATGTTCAACGAAAAAATCTAACTCATAAACCAGGAGATATACCTCATTTTCATAATGGGACTCCTGCAAGTAAAGGTCCTCATTTCCATGTCATCTATCCAGATAGACCTGAGAAACAGGATTGGGAAGAACTGATTAATATGTGTAAAAGCAAATTAGTTGAAATAGAATTAAATGATTTCGAAAACGAGGAAATAAGTTAATGGCAAGTTTTGATGATGAAAAAGTATTTAGTACTGCCGGGGTAACTCAAACAGCTAGTGATGCATTAAGTTCAGATAGTGATCGTAAATTTATACTTATGCAAAATATAGGAAGTAATGATGTTTGGTATTCTTTTGGTACGACTGCAGTAGCGACGACAGGTGGATTTAAAATGGGAGCAGGAGATGTCTTACTTCTTGATTGTTCTGTAGTTACCAGTAGATTATCCGTTATTTGTACTTCAGGGCAAACATCAACTTTAGCGTTCCAGGAGGGCTAGTATGGGTCAATATTCACGAGCAGGCGGAGCAGGTATCGGTGCTAGCGATACAGTAACCTTTACTAATAAGACTATTAGTCTTACTGATAATACTATAACTGGTACTACTGCTGAATTTAATACTGCA